TATGCTGATTCATTTGATTCTGCTGATATCATAGCGAAAGAGCAAAATTTAACAGTATGTGGCGAACTTACAGAAATACTGCAAGATAATACAAATGAAGAGTTAAATGATAAAACATTACATTAGGAGATTTAATTGGCTATAGAAAGACAACCAGCTACACCTGTAGAAGGAACAATAGAGCAAGAGCCTCAAGATCAAGAGCTTACCATTGCTATAGAAAACCCAGACTCATTAGCCATCGAAACTGAAGATGGTGGAATGATCATTGACTTTGATCCTAATGCTAAAGAAATAGGCGATGTAGAGTTTGACTCTAATCTAGCAGAACATATAGATGATGGCATTTTGCAAGAACTAGGTTCTAAACTTGTAGGTGACTACAATGGCGATAAAGATTCTAGATCAGAGTGGGAAGAAACCTACACAAAAGGCTTAGATCAACTAGGACTTAAGATAGAAGAAAAAACTACACCTTGGGCAGGAGCTTGTGGTGTGTTTCATCCAATGCTTAGTGAAGCTGTTATACGCTTTCAATCTCAATCAATTACAGAAATGTTTCCTGCTGCTGGACCAGTCAGAACTAAAACAGAAAAGATGTTATTTTCATTGCCATTGGCAGGTTCTGCATTTAGAAAAGTTTATTTTGATCCTAGCTTAAATAGACCTAGTTCTATCTTTGTACCAGCAGAAGATGTTGTAGTGAACTATGGAGCAAGTGATTTAGAAACTTGTGAAAGAGCCACCCATGTAATGCGTAAATCATCTAACACAGTTAGAAAGATGCAAGTTAATGGCTTTTACAGAGATGTAGATATACCTGATGGCTCACAAAAAATGTCAGATATCACCAAGAAATATGATGAAATTACTGGTGAATCAGATACTTATAACTACGATCAAAGCCATACAATATTAGAAATGCAGGTAGATTTAGACCTAGATGGGTTTGAAGATACTGATAGTTCAGGCAAACAAACAGGTATCGCTATACCTTATGTTGTCACCATCGATTATCCAAGTGGCATTATTCTTAGCATACGCAGAAACTATTACGAAGATGACTCTGCAAAACTAAGAAGGATGCACTTTGTACATTACCAATACCTACCAGGATTAGGTTTCTATGGGTTTGGTTTAATACACATGGTAGGAGGATTAGCCAAGTCAGCTACATCCATACTAAGACAATTAGTTGATGCAGGTACTTTAAGTAATTTACCTGGTGGTTTAAAAGCTAGAGGACTCAGGATCAAGGGAGATGATACTCCTATCATGCCTGGAGAATTTAGAGATGTTGATGTACCAGGTGGTGCTATTAGAGACAACATTACATTCTTACCATACAAAGAACCATCAGGAACTTTGTATAACTTATTACAGAACATTGTAGAAGAAGGCAGAAGGTTTGCCAGTATGTCAGACATGAAGATATCTGATATGAATAACCAAGCACCTGTTGGAACTACACTAGCATTGCTAGAAAGAAATCAAAAAGTTATGAGTGCTGTGCAATCTAGGCTTCATGCTTCAATGCGTAAAGAGTTTGATATATTAGTTGGTATTGTAAAAGACTTTACAGACCCATCTTATCCATATGAAACAGATGAAGGTGAAGATATTAAAGCAGAAGATTTTGATAACAGAGTAGATGTATTACCAGTATCTGATCCTAATGCAGCAACAATGGCTCAAAGAATTATGCAATATCAGGCTGCTATGCAGTTGGCTCAGTCATCTCCTGATATGTATAACTTACCTGAATTACACAGACAAATGCTTAATGTATTAGGCATTGAAGATGTAGAAGATATTATTCCAGATGTAGATGATGTTAAACCAGTTGATCCAGTCACTGCAGTACAAAACATTATTACTGGTAAACCAGTTAAAGCATTTATAGATCAAGATCATGATGCACATATTGCTGTAGTTACATCAGCACAACAAGACCCTGCAATACAACAGCTTGTAGGTCAGAGTCCAAATGCTGCAGGAATACTTGCTGCAGGTTCAGCTTACATCAATGAGCATTTATCAATGCAATATAGAAAAGAAGTTGAAAGAGAAATGGGTATTGAGCTTCCACCACAAGGTGAGCCAATACCAGCAGATGTTGAAAAGCGTATATCAAGTCTTGTAGCAGAAGCAGCTAAACGAGTATTAGGTACATCACAAGCTGAAGCTGAACAACAACGAGTACAAGAACAACTTAAAGACCCACTTATTCAAGCTAAAGAAAGAGAAGTCGCAATTAAAGAAGCACAAGCTAAAGCTAAAATGGATATAGATGAAGGCAGACTATTACTTGATGCAACTAAAGCTGCATCTAATAAACAGATACAAGAAGCAAGACTTAAGCAAGAACAAGAAATAGCTGGTGCTAAAATAGGACAGCAAGTTGCTAGTGATCTGCTATCACTTGAAGCAGAAAAAGAAAAAGATGCTGTAAAAGATTTTAAAACAGGTATTGACATTACGAAGGAATTACTAAAAGATAGCGATTAGTATGTCAAATGAAATCATGGAGCTATCACTATCAGAACATCTGAAGTTAAAGTATCGTGATATGATGAATGAACACGCTGATCATATTGCTACAGGAGCTTGTAAAGACTTTCCTGACTATCAAAAAATGGTTGGTATTATCGAGGGCATTGCCCTTGCAGAACGAGAACTACTAGATTATATCGAAAGGGTTCTCAAACAATAGGAACTCGACTCCTAAAGTCGTGCATAAAATATGAGTAAAAAAGAAAAAGTAAACATTCCAGAACCTGAAAGTGTTGAAACTCCTATCGTTGAAGAAGATGTAAAAAGTCAACTTCCTGAACCTAAAGGTTGGAAGATTCTTATAGCGATGCCTAAAGTTGAAGAAAAAACTGATGGCGGTATTATCAAAGCAACTACAACTCTTAAAGATGAAGAAGTGAGTAATATCTGTGGTTTTGTTCTAAAACTAGGCAGTGAATGTTATAACGACTCAAAAAGATTTCCAAGTGGACCTTGGTGCAAACAAGGTGATTGGGTAGTATTTCGTGCTTACTCAGGAACTCGCATGAAAATGTATGGACAAGAATTTCGTTTAATTAATGATGACACTGTAGAAGCAGTGGTCGATGATCCAACAGGAGTAGTAAGAGCATGAGTAAAGCAGAAATAATTAATGAAGAACCTAATTTTGATGAACCAGCAGTTCAAACAAAAGAAGATCAATTCTTTGGCAAACAAACTCAAATAGATCACACAATACCAGATGATCTAGAAGTTACTATTGTTGACGATACTCCTACAGAAGATCAAGGTAAAAAACCTAGAGCAGAAGATACACCAGTTGAAGTTGATGATGATGTAGTAGATAAAGAAATAGCTGATTACAGTAAAAGAGCTGCAGATCGTATAGCTAAAATTAAATACGAATATCACGAAGAACGCAGAGCTAAAGAAGCAGCAACTAGAGAATCAAAAGAAGCTGTTCAAAGACTACAAACTTTAATGTCTGAAAATAAAAAACTTCAAGCTATGGTTGATCAAGGTGGAGAAGTTCTTAATAAACAAGCACATAACAATGCTTTATGGGCAAAACAAAATGCTCAAGCAGAATTTAAAAGAGCCTACGATGAAGGCGATGCTGATGCTATGACTAAAGCACAAGAGATGATAGCTAAAGCTACTCTTGCAGAACAACAGTCAATGAATATGGCACAAAGCGTTCAAGCAGAAATTGCAAAAAAATTACCTGTAGAACAACCAGTACAACAAACACAAGAGCTAGACCCTGATATGAAAGCATGGTCAAGCAAAAATCCTTGGTTTATGAGCACAGTACCTGAACATCAAGAAATGAGTTCATATGCTTTAACCATTGATCAAAGACTTCGTAATCAGGGAATACTTCCTGAACAAGATGCAAAAAAATATTATGCAGAAGTAGACAAAGCTATGCATAAAGAATATCCAAGTTTCTTTGGTGTTCAAGTAGAAGAGACTGCAGATGTAGTCCATGAAACTAATACACCAAAACGACAACCTTCAACAGTTGTTGCATCCGCCACTAGGGATAGCGGAAATAAAAAACCCTCGCAAATCCGTTTGACTCAGACCCAAGTTCGTTTAGCACGACAACTTGGAATTAGTCCTGAGCAATACGCAAATCAATTATTAAAGGAGATTTAATATGTCAGAAGAAACTAAAAATCAATCAGAAGAAGTTAATACTGACTCTCCTGAAACTAATGATAACGAACAAGTGCGTACTCCAAGGAGTGTAGAAAGTCGAGAAATCGACTCAAGACCAATGAGTTGGGATACTATAGGTAATCTTCCAGAACCTGATCCGCAAGACGGATGGGTATTTAGATGGGTAAGAACTGCTCTTTTAGGGCAAACTGACAATCCAAATGTTTCTAGAAGAATGAGAGAAGGGTGGCAACCAGTCCGACTTGAAGATCATCCAGAGCTTCAAATACATATGATGGATCATAACTCAGAATGGGCAAAGAAAGGTCATGTTGAAATAGGTGGACAATTATTATGTAAGATGCCTAAAGAGAGAGCAGAAGCAAGGGATAAACACTTTGCTGACTTAGCTTCATCTCAAGTGGAATCTGTTGATAATACTTATTTTAAAGACCAAGACAATCGAATGGCGACCAAACAAGTGTTTGAACGCAAATCGAGAACAACTTTTGGGAAAGATTCCTAG